GCCCAAAGGTCTTTGTCTCGCCAGAGTCAGGATCGACAGCAGCAATACACCAGATCTTTGTAGGCTCAAGGCTATCAGCCTCAATATCAAACACTATGCTTTTCATAAGCGGCTTTGGCCTCTAGTTCATCCATACGATTAGGATGCTCAACTTCAATGTAAGCCATCCACACTGCTAATACTATTACCCAGCCGATCATAACTCAAGCTCTTCTTGTTCTTCTGTTTCCATTGTAAGTTCGCTGAGTCTACCACTGTCTTTGTCATAAAACAAATGAGTAGCTAAACCTACATCTCCAGTGTACCTAGACTTGAGGACTCGCACCCGTGTTGTGCTGGCCTCAATAGGATCTTCTGATTGCTGATTACGCTCAAGAGAGATCACGCAGTCTGATAGCTGGGCGATACTCTGTGAGCCGCGTAGATGGTTGAGTCCTGTTTCAATACCATTCTCGTGACCACGATTACCATCAATTCTTCTGAGGTGTGAAACAAGGATAAGGCCTGCGCCTGTCTCTTCAACCAGAGTTCTAAAGTTGTGCATTATAGAATCTATATTGCGGCGTTCATCACCGTCAGTAGTCATGGACAATAGCATATGAAGGTGGTCAAAAACTATCCACTTACATTCAAGGCCCATCGCCATAAAGCGTAGCTTACTGAATACGCTATCCACATCATTCATGCCAAGGTGGGCGTGGACGTATACCCTGTTTTTGTTTTGCCCATCGTACAAGACATTAAAGAAATTATCTATCTCTTCTTCACTGAACTGTGCGCGAACGCTGTCAATGTGTAATCGGGCATTGGCCTCAATAGATAAGATACCATCAACAGTCCTACGCCAATCCTCTTCAAGAGCAATGACGCCAACCTTGTCGTTGGTGTTGGTGATAAGCCAGTGTTCAAGCTCTCGGGTGACACTGGACTTACCTAATCCTGTGCCTCCTGTCAGTGTGATTAGCTCACCCTGCCTCAGTCCTTCTAGCTTTTCGTTTAGTCCCTGCCAAGGGTAGGGTATAGCTTCTTTACGCTCGCGCTTCTTATAGCTCTCACGCTCTTCACTGACATTTAAAATCCCAGACGGTGTATAAAGTTTTGCAGCCCACCAAGAATTAACATAAGCTTTGTGGTGGCCCAGCTTGAGCATCTCATTAGGGTCTTTAAACTCAGTTGGTAGATTGAGGATTCTAGCTTTCCCCGGCTTGAGGATACGCGCCACTTTCTTTGAGGCTTCTCGTCCGGGCTTGTCGTTGTCAAACGAGATAACCACAGTATCAAACGACTCAAGGAATTCAAGATTTTCTTGAACGTCTTTGACTGCGCCCTGCGCTCCATTCTTAACAGATACAACAGGCCATTTGCTCCCCAGCAGTTCGTATGCCGCCATAGCATCACATTCACCTTCAGTGATCGTAATGTATTTGCCGCCTGCCTGCGCCACTTGCTGACCAAAAAGCCCAGTTCCTTTGGGTGAACCGCTCCAGCCAAATACTTTATTCGGTCTGCGAATCTTCGTAGCGACTTCTTCGTTGTTAATGTAGGCGGGGTAGTGGTGTTCAATGATGTTGCCCTTCTCGTCTTTGACTGATCGGACGCCATATTTCTTTGCAGTTTCTAGTGAGATTGATCTATCGGTTAGTGCGTGATAAAAGCTTTTGTTTTCGGAAAAGGATGCGTTGTCATTAGATCGTTTGAAGCTGGAAAAGTCTGCCACGTTTCCTCCCATTGCAGATTCATAGTCTTTGAAAAAAGTATCGCAGCTAAAACATTTTGCAGTCCCGTCCTCGTTAATGGAGACAGGATCACTGCCTCCACAACTTGGGCAGGGTTTGTGAAAGGCCACAAAACCCATTGCTAGTCCTCCGTTTCATCGTCCTCTACAATTGCATCATCAGTTAAAAACTCTTGCATCTTTTGATGCAGTGCAACAGATGCTGCCTGATTGATGGTCATCTCTGTTTCCATCTTTTCAATACGACTCTGTACTTCAGCCAGCAACATGAAAGTTGCCTGTCCTTCTGCTGAAGTTTTTTGAACATCGTAATTAGTATCGTTGTGTGTATATCTCCACATTAGAATTCACTCCCGTCATCTTCGCCATCAATAACCTCAAACTCAGCACCGTCAGGGCTGGCGTACTCAACAAGGTCAATGACCTGCATCGCCTGAAAATCTAAGCCCTTGTACAAAGTTCCGTTCCAAGTGGACTCCCATTCCTTATACTGGACCCGCACTTTGGAACCATTACCTACACTCACATTGAGTGGCTGTTTGTTCCTGTCGAGTAGCTTAGGCGCAGAGTTCACACCCCCATCCTTGTTGTTGACCTTGCGCTTGATCACAAGTGCTGGCCCCTCTTCCATGTCTTTTACGGTAAAGCCGCGTGATCGGAAGTCATTAGCAACGTCCTCATCTACAACAAGATTAACCGTGTAGACCGGCGTGTAAGTTGTGTTGGGTGTGGTAACAGAAGCCCACATTGCAACACCTTCAACGATAGCCATAATAATATCTCCTATGCTTTATTAAAAAGAAAGTTAATGTACAGCGGAATACAACTATAAATATATTCTTCGGTCAAGATTTCCTCTTCCTCCTTTGCTTGCATTTTAATCCAGCTCATCATGTTTGTCACTGCCCCATAGTTAGGCATACCAGCACCCAGACTTACAACAAAGGCACGACAAAGAACATCCTCAATATCTAACTCGACTTCCATCACCCATAGTCCCCCGTTAATACGGTTTGTTTTACTAGATCTAACAAGAGATTAAACTTCTCCATCTCAATATCAGATACTACTCTAAGCTCTTCACCAGTGTCAACAATAAGAATAAAAGGATATCTAATTTCTTCTTCATTAGATTGATCTTTAAGTCTTGTAAGACCTTCTAAGACTTTTTCATTAAGAGTCTTTTTAGTATTCTTACTGAAGTTTCCTTGTATGATTTTCAACTTATACCTCCAAAGTCATAAGTCTTAAAAGAGAGATTTTAGCACGGATTGAAATCGGTGTCAACCCCCTCCAAACAATTGGCTTAAGAGTCCCGCAAATAACATCATGGCAGCAATCGTATTGACAATGATTACAGCACGATCACGCCACATGAATCCTACAACAGCCCATAAAACTGTCCCAGCAAAACTCAAAAACATATCGTATATCTGAAGCTCTGGTATGCCTGTACTTCTGAACGAGATCGCCACAATTAACCAGACACTGGCTATCCATTTTAGATGCCAATCAATAGTTCCTTTTGGCGTTGCACTCTTTATAATCCTGTTGCTATGTTTAATTTCTTCAACGGAATATTCCCTGCCCTCGTCAGTTACAATTACTTCTTTCACTCTTCAAGCTCCTTGATTAACCAACTTAAATAAACCTGAGTTTTCTTTAGATCCTCTAGAGGTTTTCCTTTGTAGTCATATCTCCAAAGATATTTCAGGCAATTTCCCTTGAGATATCCTCTGAATTCTTGAGGGTGCATGGACGCCTTGATAGCCTCTATAGCTTCTATAGCACCCTTGTTGTAGTGGTCAGGCTGCGTCACAGGATTGTGTGAGTCCTCCGGGTGATAGAGCTTACCATAAAAAGTTTTAGGCCCACGCCGAACCTTGTCCCAATCACTTGGCTTTGCATCATCAATACTCATAGGTATCCTCCGTCTTTTAAATACTGCCCGATTATAATACCAACTGAAAAGAAAGTCACTATCACCAGCGCATACACATACTCAGGCGAGTTACGCAAAAGAAAAAATAATTCTTTTATGCGGTTTGTTTTCTCCATGTCATGGGCCTCCCTCTACTAAGCCAATCGTCTGCTTTGTGCTTATAGTATACACGGTACGCCAACACCGGACAGTCCCGCTTACATTCATCTGGCATACACTGTGGCGGTGGATAAAAGTCGCCATCAGGTAAATTTTCAGGATATATTTTAAGTGCATTGATGTGATCGTTAAATGATTTGTGTACTTTGCCATACCTATCTTGATACTCAAAACACAAAGCCCTAAAGTGTTCAACTAACCACTTGTAATTGCTGCGGTTA